CCTAGGGGAATCCCCCCTCAAAACGACTTAGGTCGTCAGCCTAGAGTCGGCGTGGAGCAGCTCTCCCGAGCTGTCCCCAGGCCCCTTACGGGGCCTAGGACCACGCCACCCAACCAACCTTATGTGAAAGGACACCTTCTCGGGGAATAACACCCCCTTGACGATTACCAGTACCATAAGTGGCGCAAGCTAGGATTACTTCAGGTTGAAATCTATCGAACTTCACCACTCTCATGCGGTGAGGCCGATACGCCTGAAGGTACCTTATACTGCGTCGCCAACGGGTGGACCAGCGTTCCTTGTCGTCGTGTATGACGATGTCTCCGAGGGCTTTTGGCCCTCTACAACGCCGAATACCGACAGGTATCCGATCAAGGACGCTAAACCAAGCGCGATGATGACCATCCAAACCGTTTTCGGTAAGGCGGTCACCAAGAGCGCGAAGGCCGTTAGCGAAAGCAATATAGTCTTCGGGTCCATTCGGAAATTCCTTTAGAAAGTAGGGTCTGACGGGTTTCCCGTCAAAATAATCTTGACCACAGCTTTCTCGGAAGGGTACGTCGTCAAAAAACGATTTCTCCACGTTCAAGGAAAATCCTAAGAACTCCAAGACCGGTTTCAAACTCCGATACGCATCGTTTTTCACGATGATATCGTCTCCGAACACGAACACATTCTTGCCAAGTGTACCATCCCCGAGTTGTAACTCGGAGACGGCACACGCGATGGCTGCGAATATGATCGTTTCAAGTTCGAAGGTGAAACCGTTACCCATGCTAGAAAACTTTTCTAGCACGACCCACTTGCCATCGATGAGGGTCTTTGGGCTGCGAAGCCCATCGAGTTGCTCATACCAAGCAGGGGGCAGCAGAATCTTGACCAGATTCTTCGCCACGGTATCGCTTGCGTTCGAGAGGTCGAGAGTAGCAAACTCTCGCGTGACAGAGGAAGTGCGGGCGACCTGCCCGTGTACTTCTTGTGCAACGTCCAAGTCCCAGCCAGTCGTCTTTCTCAAACGGCGACGCAAAACGCGCCCAAGAGAAAGCTGATAAAAGACATTGATATCCGGTTCGGCTGCAATAGCCCGATCCGTTTTCGCTGTCTTCGGAACCGTTGCAAAACGGTTCCCTGGGACGAAGGTAACCTCTCCGTGATGTGCAGCAATAGCGCTGCCCCATTGTGTTCCCAACCACTGTGGTAGGAACCATATGGCACCACGGGTCAATGACGGGGTACTTGACATTTTGTCGGGTACAGTGGTTCTCCCGCCTTTCTTGGAGTACGTAGCGCCCGGACCAAACCTCCCATGAGCAAGCTCAGGGGGGGCGTGGCCGATCCAACTGACAATCTTTTTCCGAACCAAGGAGAGAAACTCCCTGATACGCCCCTCGGGTGTACCTTCCCACGAATGAAAAAGTACGTTTTCCCGTAGATAGGGGGACAGTCGTTCGTTGGTCTCGTAGCAGTCCCTTTCTCCCTGGTACCACTTGTCTAAGGCGGCACGCCGCCTGTCGACTGTGGTGGGGAGTCCTTGACATTTCCGCAGCAAACCAGCTGCGGCCGCGTCAAGGAAATAAGGTGCTGGATGCGAGTAGCTACGTGGATCCGGATTAACATCCGAGATCCGATCCCATTCACCTTTCTCGAGCATTTCTGCAAGAGAACGTGCGATAGGAGTACCAAGGCCCTCGTAGAGACGAAGGGCAACACGCGCCACATCACTTGGCAACATGCGGTTTGGTGTCATCCTACGCTCCGGTTATTAAGTCGGAGCGAAGCCAGCAGAACCCGACGACTTGACCAACGAGTTAGCCAGGATGTTCAAACCCTGGTAAATAGCTTCGTTGATTTCAGTCGAAGGAATGTTCTGCGGGATGGAGATGACACCGTCGAACACCACACGGTCCTTCGCGCTATAAAGCGTAGTAGTCGTGTCTTGGACAGCATACGGCGCAACGAAGTTAAACTTCATTTGCCGCGCAGTCTTAGGACCATTCCACTGCGTCCACAGCTTGAAGAGCTTACGGAGTCCGACAGGGAGACCGCTTGCTGCACCAGTATCCTGGCGCCAAACGGCAGGGGAACCATCGCCCCCGGAACCGGACAGAGAGTTAAACACAATGTCCGTGGTACCGTCATATTTCTTGACGGTGATATCAGCCATAGCAGGCATTTTAGTCCTTTAGCGGCATTAATCCGCATTGGATTGAAGTTGACCCTTCATAGCTGGTACATTGCAGATCATCCGTAGAGTCTTCAAACCAGCGCTCAGCTCTTCAGAGGAAGCCAGCTGGACATAGAGTTCACTGACAAACCACGGGTAACCGTAGTGGTCAAGATACCTCTGTGACCAGTAATGGTATTCCTTTTCCAAGTTACAGCGCTGAATTCGAATATCTGCGGAGATCATCAACACACCAACCATAGGAAGGATTATTTAAAACCTCGTAGCTGTTGAGTAACTAGAGCGGCTGCAGTCGCAGCTCTCGCCTTACCCCACGGTTTCCAAGGTCTCGCAGAGAACACCGGTTTGACAAGACCGGCTGAACGGATCATGTGGTAGAAGTTGTTAGAACACCTTTGGTCGGCCACTGTATAAGTGACCCACGAGGTCCCACTCCAATATCTGGAGGTGGACCAATTCCGGGTGTTAAAACTTCCTTTCACCACAGTACTGTTCCACGTGTTCTTTAACGTGAGTCCGTAAAAATCAGTGAAACTCGACAACACTGAGTTTACGTTGAAGAACCAATCAGCGACAAAGCTGAAAGGTATCCTCTCAACGAGGAAAACAGCTGGGTTGACTAGACCCATCTGATTGGCGAGATGGAGATTGGGGTTTGTGACCCCTACTTCACATCCCATGTGGAACGCCTTTTGCATGTCCCACCGCCTGTAATACTCCCACGCCGTCGCATTGCCCCCACTAGCAGCTGGGTTAGTACCCGCACTGTAAGGTGAAGCATACGTTGTCGGAAGAGTATCTTTAGCAGTTGCACGGACATGATGATCCTTAATAGGATTCTGAAGGATGTCAATCGCGGTATAGATGTCCCCGATTAGGGGGCTCCAACCGAAGTGGTATTCCAACCAGTTGTTTGAGACACTACGCTTAACCGACGTTCTTTTTGGGATCGTCGACATGCGCAGAACTCTAGCAGCTGTTAGGAAATCAAACCGATTCACCGCAGCTCCAAACTTGTAAAGTTGGAGCATACGCGAGCGAATCATCGAGTACGATTGACTCAGTTCCGCAAGATTCACCGCCATGTTGGCTTCGTCGGAGATTTTATTCTTCAACGAATCGTAAGCCGCATTTGAAAGATGCGTCCACGAACCAGACATGTTTCTGATGAAATCCCAGGTTAGCTCGCTACTTGGAAGGGGGTTTCCCGACCTTGTAGCTTGCCCGCCTCGGGCTTCATATGCAAGGACTTGATTGAAAGGCTTGGCTTGTCTAAAGCCGCGCTTCCAATAATAAAAGTCCGAGTCAGAACCCCCAGCAGTTTCTGTGAAGGGGCCGGTGATAGGTGCAGTCATAATCTCTCTTTCAAAGAGCTGAAGGTTGTCAAGCTTCAGACCGCTCCTAAGCTTACTTTGTCCTAGACTGAGCTCCCTAACCTCAACATGAGGCAGGCAGTCAGGCAGAACCTCGGAGCAATCCGAGAGAAGAGACCCCGTGAGG